CCGCACGATGGACGGATTGATTACGCGGAACTTGTCAAATTTTTCAATGAAAAAACGCAAGGAGCGTTCGGAAATATACGGATGCCTCTGTCAGACAAGCGAAAAGGGATGATAAACGCACGTATCAAGACATACGGGAAAGAAACCTTCGCGAGGATGATACAAATGGCTTTAAACAGCGATTTTCTCAAAGGCCAGAATAAAAATGGCTGGCGAGCCTCTTTTGACTGGCTTATCAAGCCAACTAATTTCGAGAAAGTAATATCAGGTAATTATGACAACAAAAATAGGGCAAATACTCAACAATGCAACCGTGATCCAAACGAGTTCCTTCGAAATATCGCAGAGGGAATCGCCCGAGCCGATTTCGAGGAATCCAAACGGTGAGTGCAGCGTAAGTCTCTATACCGGGGATTTAGCTGAGCCACGAGAAATAGCCGTATCTATCAGCAGATTGATGACCGCATTCCCGAAAATGGGAGATCCGTTCTTCAATTTGTTAGCGGAAAGGGTAAGGGCGAATAAGTTCACCACAAAACGGCTTAATGACGCTATCAACCATCTTATTGATAACTTCAATTACAAGGAGCTTAACATAGCGGATATCATCAAGTTTGACAAGAGAGCCAAGCTATACTCTTACAACGACGTATGTAAGATGGTGTCCAAGGGAGAGGCAACGTTCTCTGACTTTGCCGTTAAAGAGATCAATGGGACACATTACAGGGTAAAGAAAACAGATATAGAGTAACATGGAAATAACAGAGAGATTGAGAAACACCCCTACCGGTTTGATCGTGTTGGTAGGAGACATGAAAATTATCGTGGAAAAGTACAGGCCGTATTACAACGGTCAGAACAAGATCCCGTGCAGGGGATGCGTCTTCCGGGACGAGGGGGCGAGATTCTGCGAATACTCATCTGCTTGCATGGCCCATCTGAGGCCGGATCATGAAAGCGTAGTTTTTGCTAAAACGAGAGAGACATGAATGTTTTATCCTTATTTGACGGAATGTCTTGTGGTAGGATCGCATTAAGAGAACTCGGTATTGAACCGGAGCATTATTATGCGAGCGAGATCGACAAGTTCGCCATATCCCAAACGAGGCTGAACTTCCCGGATACGATACATTTAGGGGACGTGACTAAGTGGAGGGAATGGGAAATAGATTGGGGAACGATAGATCTCATACTGGCAGGAAGTCCTTGCCAAGGATTCTCATTCGCCGGCAAACAACTGGCTTTCGATGATCCTCGAAGCAAGCTCTTCTTCGTATTCGTGGACATACTGAACCACGTTAAGGCATTGAACCCGGATGTGTTCTTCTTGCTTGAGAACGTGAACATGAAGAAAGAGCACATGCGGGTAATTACTGAATATTGCGGTGTTCATCCAGTCAACATAAACTCAAATTTGGTGTCGGCCCAGAACCGGAACCGGTGGTATTGGACGAACATAAGGACAAAGAAGGTCGGACTGTTCGGGGAAATCCACTCCGACATACCGCAGCCAAAGGACGAGGGTATATTGTTAAGGGATATCTTGGAGGAAGAGGTTGACGAGAAATATTACCTAAGCGAGAAAGCCATTAGGTATATCTCAAACGATAAACATATGGAGAAACGATTCACCCAGATCGACGGGGATAAAGCGGTCTCCTTGATGGCCGCTGGCACATGCAATAACACCGGGACCTTTATCTCGGTAAACGGGAAGGCACCATACCAACGTGCCAGTGTCGGAGGAGGGTTTGACACCAGACATAATTGCAGGATCATAAATACCTCCGGTATGCCAAGAAAATATCAGGATAAATCCTCATGTCTAGTCGCTGGAGGTCATGGAGCAGGGAACCATTCGGATATGGATCTGATCATTCAAAGACCTAGGGGCAATAACAAGGGAAATGTTTTCCGTGGTAAATCACCAACCTTATCGTCAAACGCATGGGAACAGAACAATGTGCTCCATAAGATTATCCAGTTAAATGAGAGTAAGGAAAGCGGGGGTATCCAG